GCGGGACATCACAACACCGTTAATAACAAGAGCACGGATACCATCCAACTTCGGGCTGAGCCAAAGCGGGAAACGTAACTTGCTCATGTCAGCAGGACTAGCGAGCATCGGGCGGAATTGTTTCATTGTTCTCTCGTTTTTAACATTTCATCGGCACAGTGGTACGCCGCTGTAGAAATCTTTTTGAAGCCAACATATCCCTCGATTCTGTCAACATTGTTTGTTGATGACAGAAGTGCTTGCATCGCCTTAGCAGCAAAGTAATCGCGTAAGGTCATACCGAAATGTTGCTGACAAACGTCACCTGTTGAACTATTGAGTTCAAGTTGTGGAAATGCCAAATCTTTAGTCGACATAAAAGAATTCTCCGTAAGGTGACTGCCAGATGTTCGACATGTCAACCTTGTTGCGGGCTTCTTGCCAGTCGGTAGCTTCGATCTCTTGCCCGTTTGCATTCCAATCTTTAGGGTCATCATTTTCAGACAACAGTGCAACGCGGGAGTTACCTTTATGTTCGCATACTTGATATGTCATTCGTAGGACTCCTGGCGTTGATTAAACGGTTCATACGGAAATGGCTTCCAATATGAAGGTGTCTCCTCTTTATCAACAAAAACACTATGACACCAGTCCCAACCGACAATCTGCCAACGGTCTTGTTCGTCGTTATCTAAGTTATTGATACCTATTGTTCTTGAATAGTCTCCTGTGAAAACATCGTCCAGAGAATCTTTCGATATCTCAGTTTCTTTTATTAAAAGAAGCAACAATGTTCCGTCTTTAGGAGCGGTTTCAATCGGTAACCAACCGTTTTCAGTAATCTTAGACATTTTCAGCACTCCTCAATCTCATCAATAAGTCTCTGTGTATTTTTGCACCGACTGAGCCAGTAATCAATCTCACGATGTGCATCGCTTGCCGCACGCCAGTCGTGTAGATTAAGATGGGTCAATACCTTTTCCATTGCTACTTTGGCTTTTGCAATTTGACTTTCCAGCTTTTCAAGTAACCAGCTTTCAATTTCGTTGCGTGTCATGCTATGTACCCTATTTGCGCCGGTAAAATTACGGCAGGTGTATTGTGCTATACGTTACCAGTCTGCCGCAACCTTAATATACGTCCTTGGCGTCTTGTAAGCAGAAGTTTCTTTAATCTTACCTGCGCCTATCAAATGATGCAGATACTTTGTCGCAGTGCTCGGTTTAAGAGCACCTGCTTCAATGAAGTCTTTACGAGTGAATGTGTCAGGCATGAGAGCAAGACAACTTCTGCTCATCTTCTCTGCATCACCTGACAGTTTCGTCATACCTGAAAAGTTAAACGGCATCACTGTTTACCTGTACTTCCGAATCCATTTGCACCACGCTCAGTCGCATTGCTGAACTCTTCAACTTGCTGCATTACCGGGTGGATTGCAAGGGTGAAGACGAGTTGTGCAATACGGTCCATCGGTTGAATATGAACTGAATCGTTTCCTTCATTGTATAAGCAAACAATGATCTCACCTTGATAGTCAGCGTCAATCAATCCGGGTGTATTGCGAGGCTTTACACCTTTACAACCGAGGCCAGAACGCGGCATGATAATTGCACAGGGGATCATATTCATACCTATATAGTCTGATGACGCACATGTATGAAATCGGATATTGTCGTATGAAGTATAGTTGTTAGGCCCACTAACAATTGACGACATGTCAATAGAAACACCTGTCGGAATCTTCTCCTGCCCGCCCGGTGGAATCCAAACATCTTTGTCAATACATGCACGAAGATCGTAACCCGCTGCCAATTTGGTTGCGGGTTTGAACTCAGTCAACCGTTTATCTAAGAACTTGATTTCCATTACGCTTCCTTTCTAAATTCATTAAGACAGTTTGGACATAGGTCTAAGAATGTTGATTTAACATCACGAGACCAACCTTCCTTCTTTGCAATCTTCAACGCCTTGCTTGCCAAACCTGTCGGTTTATCTGAACAAACTCCATGTGTCCAGTCTCCACATCTGTCACAGAAAACATCACAAGTATAAGTGACACTCATGGTCATTCCTTTACTTTAGTGAAAATACGATTCTTCTTACCTTCGTTCGGTACAATCAAATTGTACCACCGCATCTTCTGTGTCATTGCATCAACGAGTGACCTTGACATACCCCACTTTTCAACCGCCTGTACGGGTGTGAATTGATCAGGGAGAAGAGTTAACAATTCGTGACGTTTCTTTTGAGATCGCTTGAAACTTCTTTCGTTGGCAGAATGATCATGCCTAAAAGGATTGTTGGCTATCAAAATGTCTCCTTTCCATGTGAACAATGCTCCAAAGAAGTGGGGCAGTACGAGCAATGTTGCCCGCGCCCGGTCTTCTTGACAATATCCCCAGGGATTTCAAACCAAACGTCAGTGCGGTAACAGTTGTCAATCTCTTCAAGAATGTCTTGAAAGTATTTGAACATCTTGTCCATGTCTTTGCGGTAGAACCAATCACTGACTTGGTCGTTATAGTTCAAGAAGTGGAATGTGACCTTTACCGTGTCAACTTCAGGGTGCGCGAGCATAACCACCCATGCGTAAAGTTGCAACTGTTTCGTCACCTTGACCTTACCGGTCTTCCAGTCAGCAATTTCACACTTGTTACCGTCAATCTTCATCCAGTCGATGTAACCAAGATACCACCTTTGAGGGTCGTCACCTTTGCAACGGACGAGCATTTGAGGTGTCGCAGGTGTTTTTATAGGAAGAAGGGTGGCGTCGTAATAAGCAGCATTCCATTCCGCCCACTTAAACGCATATTCCTCTTCGCACTTTCCGTCCTTTGCTTTGTAGACATCAAGGATGCGCTTCCACCGGGCGATGTCAGGGTCAAGTTCACCACCCTTGATATATGCTTCAATCAGTTCATGTAACCGCGCACCTTCGTTACCTGCTTCGGACTTCGGGCTTTCGATCAATCGTTTAGCACGAAGCAACTCGTACTTCTTAGGACACTCGAAGAGTCCTAAACTACTGAATGACCATGTATAATGCGGGACAGGGTTCATTTCTTTTCTCCATTTACAACGCGACATCTGAGTTCGGATGAACTGAAGCTATGTTCGCGTTTATTGAAATATATTTCTATTGGAAGATCGTGCCCTGTGAATTCTGTATCTCGGTACTCTTCACCCACGATTCTTATATCTGGTCTGATTATCAATAACATGTCAACGATATCTTTTTCATTTGAAAAAGGTACAATCATATCGACATATCGTACACTCTGTAGCTGCAACCACCTTTCAAACAACGACTGAACAGGTTTGTTCTTCGTATCAGGTCTGTCGATAGTAGGGTCAGACAATAGACCTACAATCAAGAATTCGCATTGTTCTTTGGCCTCTTCAAGCATAGCGATATGACCTGCGTGAAGAAGATCAAAAGTTGAGCAGGTGAATCCTATCTTTAGGCCAAGCGCCCTAGCGTTCTTCAACATATGCTTTCACCTTTTGTACTGCGCGTTCTTTAAGCTCACCTGAAACATACTTGATTAGGCGTAACCAATGACTCATCACAAGGAAGTTTAAGAAACCCTGCGATAGCAGCAGTTCAGTCTTGATGGTGACTCCTGCACGTTCAGCAGATTGAATCAATTTGCTGTAGTCAAGCACCCATGAAGAATATGAATCGCTCATGTCGATCGGGTCAATCAAATAAGGACGTTCATTGAACCAGATGATGTTTTCAATAGAGAAGTCACCATGACAGAAACTCTGATGTTCGTTCGCTCTAGTTTCAAACTTCATACCGAGTTGCTCAATTTTTGAGCAGTCTAGACCCGCTAACGAGGCGTGGTCTTTCAAACGATCGATGTAATGCGACCAATCTTTACAATCGACTTCTGTCATTGACATCGTATCCAACACGTCTAGTATCGGATACCACTTATAACCAGAGTTTGTCGGAATGAAATCCATTGACAATGTTTCACCACATAAGATGCGATTATCAGGTACATAGAACCCACCTGCTTTGTCATACCACTCTGCTTCTTTCTTTACAGTTGGTGAGGTCTTATGAATACGATTACCAATTCGTATTACATATGCCCCTGACAACCCTTTTTCTTCGGTGAAAACCGTATCTTTAAAAGATTCAGGGGTCATTGCTTTGTCATCAATGTAAAGTTGGGCAAGGCGTTTTTCAAACGTGAGCTCATCGTAAGGAACACCATGTTGTTTCAACCATGATTCTATTTGACCACGGTACTTCTTATCAGCAGCAGCGCGATCACCGTTGCAAGAAAGATAACCCCTTGCCGTCTGTATAACGATAGTCCAACCCAGTGCTTTCAATTGATGAAGTTTGGCAACAATGTCGTAGTCACACCTTGCATTTACAAAATCTCTATTCGTTGTGAACGATAATGTGTCGTCAAAGTCAACCATCGCTGTTTTGTTGTACATGTCTCACCTTTCAAAACAAAAACCTTTGGATTCACCGTACCATTGTTTATCAGATGCTTCTTTAAACTTTGCAGAAGTTTTACCGATCTCCCACTTTCCATAATAACCTGGAGTTTCAGTACCCTCAATGGCCTCAATAAATTGCTTACCAATCAATCGATAGTCTGTTCGACCGACTAATTTTAGATTGTTAGAAACGATTTGTTCGTATTCAGCTTCAGTAATATTTTCCATAACCCTATTGACAATGTCAGCGAACTGTTTTGGCGTAGCGTTCCAAGGAATATTGACGTAATGCTCTCCTGAGATAAACATACTGCCAGTACCGTTACCATACCCCAAACCCAAGTCCCTTGCAAAAGGAACAATCCCGTTCTTCATGGCCTCAACCAACACTCTTGAGAAGTGAGCGTCAATCTTAGCATTGACAGAATACCACGCGGGATCAATAAACATGAAACAGTTATCGTATAGATCGTCCCTTGTCACTGCATCCACCGGACCATGCCATTTAAATCCTGGGTGATTCAGTGCATGGTTCCAAAAACGGTCATCTCCAAGAGACATTTCTTTTGTAAAATGAGGGTCGGTTTGTTTGGTACGAATATAAGCAGGTTTACACTTATCAGTTGCAGTCAAATATCGACGTTCTGTACCGTCACCGCACATATCTATTTTGATATTACGATTCATCCAAGGCACAGCCATAACGACTTCATGCATCTTCTTGGAACCCTTCCAAGCGCCGATGGACATCGTTGTCATCTTGTCTCTATTGCGCCAATTAGAAACTACCTCATCTGGTAAGAACTGAGGATTCAAGATCATGCAACGCGGGATATCAAAGTTCGCACCCATGTTGTAACTCGCAGGATGCACCGTTACTAAGAAGTCAAACTGATCCTGAATTTTGTCAAACCAAGGGTATCTTAAGAATGCACCGTGATCGTGAAACATTGCAATCTGTTTCTGCCCCGGTCTGCGCTGAACAAGTTTCAACCAGTCCTTATTCTTTTCATTATGAGGGTTCTTAAAACCACCAAGGTCTTGCCAAATGATAACATCAAACTGATTCAATTTAGAACGCAGTTGTTTTGCCAAAAATGCGTTCCCGTACAAGTCTTTCTCTTTTACAAACCCTGTC